GTCAGAGGCGGAGGTGGGCTTGCTGATTCTGTTGATACCGTCTACTGCAAGCACGCCCGAGGCGGAACGAGCCAACTCACGCTTAAGACTTATGAGCAGCGCCGCGAAGCCTTTCAAGGCACAGAGCAAGACGTAATCTGGCTTGATGAGGAACCTGATCTCGGCATCTACACGGAGTGTCTGCTGCGAACGATGACGAATAACGGCATGGTGATGCTGACGTTCACGCCTCTGTTAGGTATGAGCGAAGTTGTTCTAGCGTTCCTGCCAGGCGGACGATTAGAGAGTGACAATCTCGCGGCAGATGCGACGAAGTACGTTGTCATGGCTTCATGGGATGATGCCCCGCACCTTGATGAGCAGGCAAAGAAAGACCTCTGGAACTCTATCCCGCCATTTCAGAGAGATGCTAGGTCAAAGGGCATTCCGCAACTTGGGGCAGGCGCTATCTATCCGGTGCCTGAGTCTGACTTGCTAGTCGATCCGTTTGTAATCCCGGCTCATTGGCCTCAAGGCTACGGCATGGACGTAGGCTGGAATTGTACGGCTGCTGTCTGGGGTGCGTTAGATCGGCAGAACGATGTTTTGTACCTGACGGGCGAACACCGCCGCTCACAGGCAGAGCCGAGCGTGAATGCTGCTGGCATAAGAGCCCGGGGAGACTGGATTCCAGGCTTTATTGATCCTGCCTCTCAGGGCAGAGGGCAGAGAGACGGCGAGCAACTGCTGCACGATTACCGAGCTTTGGGCTTGCATCTAGCCTTAGCCGATAACGGGGTTGAGTCAGGGTTGTACTCCGTGTGGAATCGTATGAGCACGGGCAGGCTGAAAGTCTTTCGCACAATGTCAAATTGGCTTCAGGAGTTCAGGCTCTATCGGCGTGATGAGAAAGGGCATGTAGTCAAGGCAAACGATCACGAGATGGATGCTACTCGCTATCTCGAAAGCCGCATCCTGCAGATGATTGTGAAGCCTCCCGTCAAGAAGCCTTTGGGCAAGCCTATCGGTGTAACGGCATGGTCGTAGATGAGTTCTGGCAAGGCTTCTGCGCGGGAATCGCATTGATGATTATTCTTGGGTTAATCGGCTGGGTACTTTCACTGTAATGAGATGAATCCTGTGGCAAATTCTCTCGCGCAACATTTCGGTTGGGGTGCTCAACCACCGCGTCCGATTATGCCGCCCGTTCAAGGCCCTTTCGGAGTACTTCCAGGACAACCTCCGATGCAAGGCGGTCCAGACCCTTGGCGTAATCCCGGCTATGCTCCGTCTAACCCGATGCAACAGATGCCGATACAAGGCCAGCCCATCATGCCGCAACCGATGCCGAATCAGTATGCTCAGTTGATGCAGCGCTTTCGGCCGTCGTTCTAGGAGAATCGTATGGCTGAATTAAGCACAGCGAATCGCAATGCCCTCTCAAAGAAAGTCTTTGGCCTTCCCGGACGCCGGGCCTATCCGATGCCTGATAGATCACATGCGGCTAATGCAAAGGCTCGCGCTACGCAGATGGTGAAGGCAGGCAAGCTGTCATCGAGTTCTAAGGCAAAGATTGACGCAAAAGCGAACAGGATATTAGGTAAGTGAACGGGCTTAATGAATCAGTTGCGGCGGGATCGCTCGTTGCGGCCTCAGAGCCTGAGCAGTAAGAAGGAAAGAGTATTATGGGCACTCAACCACTCGGCATTCAGCAGACAGGGGCCTTTACCCTGCAAACCGCGCAAGCGATTCAATCGGCCTTGCAAGCGCAAGGTTTCGGCACGACAGGGAACATCTATTATCTGAATCCGGCAACTGGCAATGACAACAATTCAGGAACTACTCCCGCGCTAGCTTTCGCAACCTTAGCCGCTGCTTATGCCGCTTGTGCTCCGGGAAACAATGACGTCGTCGTCCTTATCGGCAATGGAACGACTACGGCCACAGCCCGAATTACATCATTTAACTGGGCGAAGAATGCTACACACCTGATTGGCATCTGCGCTCCTTCTGCGGTCTCGCAACGCGCTCGCATTGCGAATCCTACGACGGCGGGCCTCGTGATAACGGCTGCGTTCTTCACGGTGTCAGGTAACGGCTGCCTGTTCTCGAATCTTAGTTTCTTTCAAGGTGCGGGAGCTGGGCAAACGGGAGTTGTTGCAGCTATCTTGATGACGATCACTGGGCAGCGCAACGCTTTCGTCAATTTTGACTTTGAAGGCATGGGCGATGCAACGAGCGCTACCGATGCAGGCTCGCGCTGCATTCTGATCTCAGGGGGTGGTCAAGAGAACTACTTCAAGCACTGCAACGTCGGCTTAGATACGATCACGCGAACGGGGGCAAATGCTTCTGTAGAAATTTCAGGTGGCGGCCCTCGAAACATATTCGAGGATTGCACGTTCCCATTCCTTTCGAGCGATGGTTTGCAGTATGCCTTGCTCGCAGCGGCAGCGGCGGCGCTTGATCGCTGGGTGCTGTTCAAAGGCTGCAATTTCATTGCTACGCCTGCCGGCAGCGGATTAGCAATTGCCCAACTGTTCAAGTTAGCCGCAGCGGTAGGCGGAATCCTCTGCATGGATGGAAACTCGTTCGCCTACAATGTCACGGCTTTAGGCGATGCGACGACAAAGGCGCAAGTCTACGTCGGCGGCGGCACGGCCACGAACGGGGCGAAAGGCATCGTTGCGACGTAAAGGATAATTACTATGGCAACACTACCAAATCCAGCGGTTTGTCCTACTGGAGCCCTTACCCCTCAAGCCGCTGCTGCTATGGGGCAGGGCGGTCCGAATCTGCTTTCTGCTTCGGGTGCGGTTAACCCGCATCAGTCGGCGCTCTACTACATCACGAAAGCAACGGCGGCTCTCTTGACGCTGGCGGCACCTACGGCCGGGCAGGACGATAACGTCGTGCTTGAGTTCGTCTCGACAACCGCCGCTGCGCATACGATTACTACGCCTGCTGCCGGAGACATTCAGGACGGCAACTCTGGCGGAAACGATACGGTGATGACATTCAATGCGAAGATTGGGGCAAACTGCAAATTGCGTGCGTATGCGGGAATCTGGTACGTCGAGGCCGAAAACGGATGTTCGCTGACTTCCTAAGTCTGAGCATTGCCGCGAACGAGGTCAGCAACGCGGGCCGTGGCTTCTTTCGCTTCAAGGAGGCACGCTCGGAGAACGGCCCGCAAAAGTTCTCCCAACCATCGCCTCAGTACGTGGCGGACTGGGCCAGAGGGAGGCGGCAAAGAATAAGCGGTGTCATTTCTAGTCGCAAACTGGCCCATCTTTGTTCGCCGTATGTTTGCTTGCGGCATCGGCCTTCGGGCAGCATCCGAAGAAGAACGAGTGGCGAACGTTGCCAGAACCCGTAAAGCACAAGCGGTTTGCATTCTTCCGCGAGCATCCGGCGGAGGACGGAGATTCTGATGTTTATCGGCGGAGGCATCGCGGGCGGGACGTATTCATGGGTGAGCCGTAAACACTGCGACCACTACCCTCCGGGATACAGCGGCGAGGGCGTGAACTGCCCAGTTGTAAAACAGTGGTAAGTTTCCCAAAGGAGAATCCACAATGGCAACAATAGCACATGGCGGCATGAATCCTCGAGCTGAGAAGCCGAAGATGCCAAAGAAGGAGCTTGAGCATATCCGCGTGTCCGAGGCTGAAAACGGCGGCCATATCGCGGAGCATCACTTCACGAGTTACGAACACGCGCCTGAGCAGCATGTCTTTAGCGCGATGGAAGGCAAACAACCGGTAATAGAGGGCAGCCTGCTGCATCATGTGGCAAAGCACATGGGAATCCCTCACTCAGTTGTTGAGGCGAAGGCAGAGTCGGCGGATAAGTCAAATGCCAGCGCTCATGCCCCAGATGAAGAGGAAGAGATCGAAGAGGCCGTCTAGAGAATTGTGCCGCAGACTGAAGACATCCGCGCTGTCCTCTTGTTCCCGGTAGGCAGCGACGGCCTATTCAGGGACACTGGCTCTTACGATGAAGTCAAGGAAGAGCATATTCGGCAGACGTTCTTCCAAATGTTCCAGTACACAGACCCATGGTGCGGCAATCCGCGTATTTACGATCCTGATGGTAATTACGATTGCGGCGAGTGCAACAAGTTTGTGGAGGGCGGCTTATGCCTCGCAGTCGAAGGCCCGATTAGCGCCGAGCACGGCTCATGCAGGCATTGGGAAAACAAAGATGCAGGCGATTCAGAACTCAAGTTTGCGCGAAAGATCACGAAGGACATGGCAGACTATGGCGAAACGCCGAAGGCTGGATTCGGGTGTCATCGCTGCGAGTACCATGTCAACGCTAAAGCTGAAGACTCGCAGGGCCGGGCGATGTTCTGCAAGCAAGGGGCATTTCATGTTTTCAGTAACGCCTGCTGTGCGCTAAATGATACGCCTGGAATGAAGACGAAATTCAGCGAGGCTACAATCAAAAGTCATGGATATGACTGGAAGGAAGCGTAATGGCTCCTTGGGCGCCGTCAGATGCAACTCGCCATACGAAGAAGGCGAATACTGCGAAGAAGAAGCGACAATTCTCGCACGTAGCGAATGCGGTCCTTGCCAAGACAGGCGATGAAGGCCGAGCGATTCGCGAAGCAAACGCGGCCGTGGCAGGAACCGTACATCACAAGAAACAATCGCAGCATTCCCTGATTGAAACTAACCAATACAACTGGCGTTCGCGCGAGAACCTCCGCAAGTAATGCCTGACATAGACAAACAGAAATCAGTAGAGAATCGCAGCCGAGTAGGAACGGCTGACGAGAACCTGCTGCGGGAAATCCGCGAGAATTATGACGTTGATTCCGACCTTTTCTCCTCGATCCGCGAAGAAGGTTCTAAAGACATCCTATATATTGCAAACGATCCCTGGCCCTCGAAAGAGAAGCAGGCGCGGCTTGAACTCGACCGCCCACTAATCGCAAGCGACCAGTTAAACCAGTACAGCAACCTCGTCATCAATGAAGTCAGGCAGCATCCGCGAGAGATCAAGATTTCGCCGGCAGGCTTCGGAGCTACAGCGCAGCTTGCAGAACTCCGCGAGAACCGCATTCGTGCAATTCAGTACAAATCCGATGCCCAGGCTGCATACGTTACGGCTCTGGAGAATTGCGTGCAGCGGTCCTATGGCTTCGCTCGCGTGTCCCTGCGGTATGCCTCAGAAACTAGCTTCGATCAGGAAATCTGCATCAGGCGCATCCCTAATCCTGATGCCGTGCTGATGGACCCTGCCTGCAAGGAACTGGACGGTTCGGATGCAGAGCACTGCTTTGTGCTAGATGAGATTTCTAAGGCAGACTTCCGGCGTAAATGGCCCGATGCAGAAGTAACAACATTCGAAGGTGAAGTAGCAAAGAACTATCCGCACTGGATCAAAGACAAATTCATTCAGATTGCCGAGTACTGGCGCTGCGAGAAAGAAAAAGACGAGTTGCTGCTGTTCGATGGCGGCAGGGCAGGGCAGTTGACCGAGTTGATGTCAAAACTGAAAGCACGCGGTGGCTCGGTACAAAACTCCGAAGTAATCTACCCCGCCGTTGACGGGCATCCAGAGATTCGCGTGCCCCTCTTGAATACCCGCGATACCTTCACGCGCAAGATTTATCAGTACCTCACGAATGGCGTAGAGATTCTTGAAGAAAACGAGTGGATAGGCAAATGGATTCCGATCATTCCGATTTGGGGCAAGGAATTATTCATCACCGAGGCAGGCGGGTCGAAGCGAATACTAGT